AACATGACCCGATCAATCAGGCATACAGGCAAAATACTGTTGGACTTGATACCCAAGATATACGACACGCAGCGGGTGATGCGGATCATTGGTTCAGACGGTCAGCCAGACATGACCACCATTAACGAAAAGAACGAAGTTAATGAGGTTTTAAATGATGTGACTGTGGGTGAATATGATGTGGTGATGGACACAGGGCCGGGCTTCCAATCCAAGCGCCAGCAAGCAGTCGAAGCCATGATGCCGCTACTGACAGGCAATGAACAGTTGTTTAATATTGCTGGTGACTTGGTGTTTAGGAACATGGACTTCCCCGGTGCGGACGTTATTGCTGACCGCCTTGCCGCCATGAACCCAATGGCTAATATTGACGAGAAGTCAGATATACCGCCTGAAATTCAGATGCGTCTGGCGCAATCCCAGCAACAACTGCAAGAGATGCAACAGCAATTGCAGGCCGCCATGCTGGAAATTAACAACCGTGGTCAGGTTGCCCAAATCCGCGAGGAGGGCGCAACCAAGCGCAAACTCATGGACGTTACCGCAAGGGCGCACAACACAGAAACCATTAACGAAGCCAAAGTTAATCAAACCAATCTCAATGCAATCACCAGCCAAAACAAAACTGAAGTTGATGCGTTGGTCAAAATGCTTATCGCAAGAATGCCAACTGACCAATTGATGATGGAAATTGAACGACTGAACGCTGAACAGCAAGCATTTGCAATGGCTGCCGCGCAAGACATTTCGCACGAAGCAAACCCATTCATTAATCCACAACAAATGCAGCAGCCGATGCAGCCGCAACAACAACCAATGCAAGAACCAATGCAGCCGCCAATGCAACAATCATTTGAGCAACCCATGCAATGATTGACACTAAAATGATTTCGTGGTAAAAACCACAAAACCTTACCAGTTGGGTCAACTGGGTGAATTCTTTGAGGAAACTCAATGTCAGAAGTAGCAGAACGACTTGCCGCCAATGTGGTGACAAGTGAAAATTTAGCTGAATTTAATGCCAAACGAATGGGTTTAGCTGATCCAACGCCTAGCGAGGCTGTCGAAAAGACAGAGCCGCAAGAGGTTGATCAAGGACAGAGTGAACCGACAGAGGCAGAAAATGATGCGACAGCAACAGAGGATAGAAAACAAAATCCTAAGCTGGAAAGACGGTTTTCAGAGATAACCAAGCAGCGCGAAGCAGCACGGGAAGAAGCCCGTAGGGAACGCGAAGCAAGGGAGAATCTGGAAGCAAAGGTAAGGGACTTGGAGGCCAAATTTCAGCCCAAAGCTGAACCAGTAGCCGAAACAGAACCGTTGCCAGAGCAGTTCAGCGATATGTACGAATACGCCAAGGCGTTGACTGACTATCGTGTAGAGCAGCGATTACAGGAAGAAAAGCAAAAAGAAGTGCAGGCCAAGGCAGCCGCCGAACATTCCAAGCTGATAGATGCATGGGGTCAACGGGTAAAGGCAGCCAAAGCTGAAATGCCAGACTTTGATGACATGATCAGTTCCACAGACGTTACGGTAAGTAACGAAGTGCGGGATGCAATCTTTGAATCAGATGTTGGCCCACGCATTTTGTACCATCTTGCTGAAAATCCTGACTTTGCTGTGAAACTGCAAGGCATGACCTTGACCGCCGCCTTACGAGCAATTGGGAGATTGGAAGCGCAGTACGAAAAGACTGAGCCTCAGACAAAGACTGTTGTTGGGAAAAGTAAAGCACCCGCGCCGATCAATCCAATCCGATCAGCAGCTAACGGGCGTGATGTAAACCTGACCAGTGATGGTCAATTTCATGGTTCATATCAGGCTTGGAGAGCAGCACGATTGGCTGGAAAGATTCGCTAAACCCATTCTTTTAAGGAAACAAAATGAGCAACAATCTGCTTACCATCAGCATGATCACCAACGAAGCGTTGATGGTCTTGGAAAACGAATTGACTTTCTCAAGTGAAGTCGAACGCAACTATGACGACCAATTTGCCGTAACTGGCGCAAAAATTGGTGCAACTTTGAACGTCCGCAAACCCGGTCGCTTCATCGGTACAACTGGCCCTGCTTTGAACGTTGAAGATTTCAACGAAACCTCAGTGCCTGTCACTTTGTCCACACAGTTCCACGTTGATACCCAGTTCACCAGCCAAGACTTGGCTTTGTCTCTGGATATGTTCTCTGACCGTGTATTGAAACCCGCTGTTGCAGCTATTGCCAACAAGATCGACTTTGACGGTCTGACAATGGCTAAAAACAATACCGCCAACATTGTCGGTACTGCTGGCACACCCCCAACTGGCTTGATCACATACCTGACCGCAGGCGCGTATCTTGACAGCGAGGGCGCACCCCGCGATGGTCGCCGTTCATGTATCGTTGAACCGTTCACAGGCGCAACCATTGTTGACAGCTTGAAAGGTTTGTTTGTTCCCTCAGAAAAAATTTCTAGCCAGTACACCAAAGGCATGATGGGCCGTGACTCAGCAGGCATGAACTGGAAGATGGATCAAAACGTTGTGGCACAGACATTCGGTTCTTATGCAACCGCTACCCTGTCATGTGCCACCACCACAGCAACTGGATTCATTTCCACTGGCTGGGCATCAACTTCCACCATTGCACTGACCGCCGCCACAGCTACTGCTGGCTTGAAACAAGGTGATGTGATTACGATTGCTGGCGTTTTCGCTGTCAACCCACAAAACCGTCAAGCCTACGGCAGCAACCGCCTGCGTAACTTTGTGGTGACCGCCCCTGTAACCGTGGCAACTTCTGGCACAACTTCTGTGACCGTAAGCCCCGCCGTGATTACTGGTGGTCAGTTCCAGAACGTTAGCTTGGCATCCACCAGCGCAACCGCTGTTGTGACTCCTTTTAATAACACTGGCACTGTCTCTCCACAAAATATCGTGATGCACAAAAATGCTTTCACTTTGGCCTGTGCTGACTTGGAATTGCCTGATGGCGTTCACTTTGCTGGTCGCGCAAGCGATAAGGAACTGGGCTTGTCAATGCGTGTGGTTCGTCAATACACCATCAATAACGATTCGATCCCGACTCGCGTTGATGTGCTGTATGGCTGGGCCCCGCTGTACCCAGAACTTGCCTGCCGCGTTGCAGCCTAAAGGTCAATGGGGGCTTAAAACACCCCCGTTTCATCAAACAAATTTTAAGGAAAACATATCATGGCAAATCCCGGCCCAGCAACAACCAACACGAACCACCCAAGCAACTTAGCAACCAACCAAGCCCTGCGTTTGATTGCGTCTGCTGAAGGCGTAAATTTGAACTCAGTCGGAGACACCATCGCACCAATTTTGGCAAGTGGTCGCGTTTCTGTTCAGAGCATCATTGTTACCAACGCATCTGTTGACCTGACCACAGCGCAATTAGCTGTGTACACAGGCGCTGGTGCTACTGGCACAGCGATTAAAAGCGCCTACGCCTTAACTGGTAACACCACCGCAGCCAAAGTGGTTGTGACTGCTGCTACATCAACTGATGCAGTAACTGGAACACCCCTTTACATTCGCAACACAACCGCACAAGGCGCGGCTGCTACTGCTGATGTTTTAATCTACGGTTACGACCTGTCATTCTTGCCTTAAACCGCATGGAATAAGTGAAAAGGCCATCCTCAAAAGGGGTGGCTTTTTCTATTTGTAAGCCTATAATTCATCAAACTACTGAGGGACTAAACATGGTCAACACTTCTGTAATGCGCCCAAGCGGTCGCACATACGCCCTAAATTTGACAACAGCAGCCAGTGCCGCACTGTTGATTGAGGCCACCACCAATGACCAAACCAACTATGTTTCACTGTTGAACACAGGTTCTGGCGTTGCCGCGGTGGAATTGTCTAATTCCAGCACAGTAACCACCCCAACTGTGGCATCCACAGGTAACAGCGGTTCATTTGTGTTGCCAGCAGCCATGACTTATCCTTTGTTGATTGCCGCCCCTAAAGCGCCTTTCTACATTAAAGCCATCAGTTCAAGCACAAACACGCTGTACATCACTGCTACACAAGCTGATTAAGGGTTTGATATGGCAAATGAAGCCGCCAAAACCCAAACCATAAACATTGTCCCAGTTCAGGGAATATTTGAACCTGAACCGACATTCGATTTAATCACGCTGATTGGGCCAGCGGGTACACCTTTTTACGCCAAGATTGATCCAAATCAATCAGGCTTAAACATCACCAACAGCACGATAAACAGCACCACAATTGGCGCAATTACCCCGTCTACTGGGGTTTTTACCAATATTGCAACGACCACAGGCACAATTTCTAGCGCCCCATCT